GCGCGCAGCTCGACGGCAAGGTCTATCCTATGAGTGAGTATCAAGTCGGCGTTACCGCGCCGCCTTTTCATCCGTGGTGCCGTGGCACGACCGCCCCCTACTACGAGGATATGCAGGGTCTCGGAGACCGCTTCGCGAGAGACGGTGAAGGTAAAGGCTATGCTGTTCCCCGGGATATGAAGTTTACAGACTGGAAAGAAAAATACGTTGTACAACCAGAAAAAACACGGTATAATATATTTAAGAACGCCGTTTTAGAGGAGCTTAAAGGCTATTCGACCTCAATGCACTCAGGCAACCAGTCTAAGCATATTCGGGGCGGGCAAAACTTCGACCCCACTCGAGGCGAGCTTACGGTTGACCCGCAAATGCTCTATGACCAGTACTCTGGTAAAGGCCAGTTCCTTAAGACAAACGCCGGAGACTGGAATCACAAAGAGCGATTCACTCATACCGAGGCTATCGGCATTTACAGAAGTAAGTATACTGGTAAGGAAGTTCCCACAAATACCGGTATTATTCATTATTCTAAGCGTAAGGGCTGGCACATCGTCCCGGCAAGACCGCAGAAAGGAGCAGCAAAATGATTGAGAAGTATATCCCACTACTCGACCAGAGCGTGGTCGTTACTTGCACGACCGGTAAGACCGTGCGCGGTAAGTGGATTGACTGCTTGGACGCGGAAGACGCCGGCGAAGATGAACGTCAAGAGGATTCTATTCTGATTCAGAACGGCGACGAGCTTATTGAGGTCTACGAGTCTGAGATTAAAGCAATCCAGAAAGCCCATAAATGAGCCTGATTTTTCAGAGGGTAAATCTAAGGCTCCCTCAGTTAAAACACGATACGGGAGACCGTGGAGCCCCACAGAAGCAATAGTTGATTAGAGCGTCCCTGCTTTTTAGCAGGAGGCGCTTTTTTCATACAAAAATTACCGCCTTACGCGGCGGACAACAAATAGCGTACCCGCAATACCGGGACTGGCCGGATAAAAAGGACAGCGGGAGACAGGAGGACAAAATGTTGGACTGGCTGAAAACTATTTTGGGAGAAGCGTACTCCGAGGAGATTGATAAGAAGGTCTCTGAGGAAATCGGCAAGAACTTCGTGGCGCGTGCAGACTTCAACACTCTGAACACCGAGAAGAAAGCTCTCGCCGATACCGTCAAGGAGCGCGACAAGCAGCTTGAGACCCTCAAGGCCTCTACCGGCGACGTCGAGGCGCTCAAGACGCAAATCGCTACTCTCCAGACTGAGAACACTGCAGCGACGAAGGCCCACGAGGCAGAAATCAAGCGCCTCAAAATCGATACCGCCGTTGAGCTGGCTCTGTCTGCTGCCAAAGCGAAGAACGTAAAGGCCGTGAAGGCGCTGCTCGACCTTGATAAGGCTGAGCTCGACGCGGACGGTGCCGTCAAGGGTCTGGCTGACCAGATTAAGAAGCTGGCTGCCGCGCCCGACAGCGGTTTTATGTTCGAGACCAAAGAGCAGAACAATTTTGAGGGCTTTAAGCCCGGTGAGAGCGGAGACCCGGCGCCTGACGGCAAGTTGACGCTGGAAAACTTCAGAAAGCTCTCTCCCACTGAGAGATTTAACTTCTCTCAGAAACACCCTGAAGAGTACAAAAAACTTTATGATGGAGGAACGAAATAATGGCTAATACCGTTTACGACAATTTTTATCTGTCCAACGAGATTGAGGACCAGTACAAGTCCCATCTCGACTTGCAGACCTTCTGCACTGTGGACAACGCCCTTGAGGGCACGGCCGGCATGCTTCGTAAGATTAACGTCTACAAGGCTACTGACGGCACTGAGAAGCTGGCTATGGGTGCGGGCAACTCTAAGAGCATTGAGGTCGGCTTCACTCCTCGCGAGTACCGCATTCAGCTTGCTCAGAACAGATTCAAGTACTACGATGAGCAGGCTATGACCGACCCGCAGCTCGTCCCTGTCGGCACTAAGCACATGGGTACCGACATGTTCAACACTGTCAACGCCGATATTTACGGCGAGTTCGCAAAGGCGACTCAGGTTGTCGTTGTGACTAAGCTGAACTTTGACGCTTTTGCCGACGCTCAGTCCGTTCTCGCTCTCGAGGACCTTGAGGGCGTGACTATCTTCGCCTTTGTCTCTCCTGCGGATGTGGCTGAGCTCCGTAAGGAACTCAAGGACACTCTGCAGTATGTTGAGGCTTTTGCGAAGAACGGCTATATCGGCACCGTCGCCGGCGTGAACATCTATACGAAGAAGGACGCCGTCAGCGGCTCCGTCTACATGGCGACGAAGGAAGCGGTTACCCTCTTCAATAAGAAGGGTACTGAGGTTGAGCAGGAGCGCGACCCGAACACCCGTGAGAACAACATTTACTCCCGTAAGTACTATCTGGCTGCCCTCACCGACGAGACGAAGGACGTCAAGATTTTCAAGGGCGCCGCGACAGTCTCCACTGACACGACTGCTTCTGCCTCTAAGACCTACTATGCGAAGGTCGGCAACGGCTATGTTGCGGTTACTCCCGGCGAAGGCGACAATCCGAAGACTAAGGGCTGGTACGAAATCGCCTAAGGAGGAACAGCATGGAGATACTCGCGGCAGTAACCGCCCGACTGTCGGCTCTCGGCTATACCGTGACCGAGACCGACAGCGCGGTGCTTGATTACAACATTAAGAAAGCCGAGACGACCCTAAAGGCGCGAACGAATCAGCTCGAAGTGCCGGAGGGTCTTTTCTATGTCTGGGCGGATATGGTTGCGGGCATGTTCCTCACAGACAAGAAGGCTTCCGGCGCTCTCTCTGGGGTCTACGACTTCGACGCGCCGGCTAAGAGCATTTCTGAGGGCGATACCTCCGTCACCTTTGCGATTGCAGATACCGGGTCTTTCGAGGACCAGTTTGACGCAATGCTCGTGAAGATGGTAAACCCCGACGCGGAACTTATCGCAGCGTTTAGGAGGTTGGTATGGTGAAAAGCTATCAGGATGCTCTACGGAGGCTCTGGGACGGCCTCTGTGACGTTTATGTCCTCGAGACAGCGGTAAATAAGGCAAACGGCCGGGACGAGCCCACGGAGGTCCAGAAGCTCCACGGGGAGCCCTGCCGTTTGTCCTTCTCAAGTATCTCAAGCACGACCGAGCAGGACAGCGCGCCGCTGATTCAGCAGTCGGTCAAGCTCTTTATCTCGAAGACCGTGGAAATCCCGGCCGGCTCTAAGATAGTCGTAACGCAGGAGGGCCGGACTACCGCTTATGCGAGGTCCGGCGAGCCTGCGGTCTATAGCTGTCATCAGGAGATACCGCTCGTCCCATTCAAGGAGTACGCCTAATGTCCCGCTGGGGACGCTGCGACTTCTCTCAGTTCAGGGAGTTCGCGAAAGGTTTTGAAAAGCTGAGCGACTCTGAGATAGACGACCTCTGCGTGGCTTGCAGCAAAGAGCTTGCCGCAAGACTTCTGGCTCTCGTTATTCCGGCTACCCCGGTCGGCAAATACCCGAAAGGCTCTGGCAAGAAAGGCGGTACTCTCCGCCGAGGCTGGGGCGCTAAGAACGGCAAAGCCGGGCGCGAGTACGCGCAGTCCCTGACCGTCACAAAGTCCGGGAATATATATATGGTCGAAATCATAAATCCGGTCGAGTACGCCTCGTATGTCGAGTTCGGTCACCGTACCGTAAACGGCGGCTGGGTCGAGGGCCGGTACATGCTGACTATCTCCGAGGAAAAGCTGAAACGAATCGCCCCGTCTGTGCTTGAGAAGATGGTGCTCCGAAAGCTGAAGGAGGTCTGCAATGGCGGAAATTAGTACAAACATTATCTTAGACGGAATCACGCTGGCCCTGCGGTCCGCTTTTCCCGGTAGTCATATCGAATCAAACGCAGTAAAGCAGGGGCTTCGGCAACCTGCTTTTATTGTGCTTTTGGTTAACGCCGAGGTCACGGACTACCCGGCCCAGCGCAAGAAACGTCTTCCTCGTTTCGATGTTCTCTACTTTCCGAAGGCCGGGCGTGAGGACTGCTACGGCGTAGCAGATACCCTCACCGAGGTGCTTGAAGTGATTGACCTGCCCGGCGGCGATAAGCTGCGCGGTACGGATATGAGTTTTCAGGTGACGGACGGAGTGCTTCACTTCCTTGTCTCCTATAACCACTTCACGTATAAGACGGCTGAGGAGGTCAAGATGGGAACTCTGAAAATTGAACAAGGAGGAAACTGATATGGCGAAAGCTACTGCGGCGGCAAAGCCCGCCGCTCCTACTCACTCCAAAGAGCAACTTTTGAGGTCTCAGCGCTACGCTAAGCGCCGCGACCTTCTGGGCGCACTTTTGGAAGGCGGTAAGTGGTATACCCTCGAAGAGGTTGATACCGCTATCGAAAACTTTATGAAAGGCAAGGTGAAATAATATGGCCCTTGGCGGTGGAATCTGGGCAGTACAGAATAAGGTACTCCCCGGCACGTATATCAACTTTTCCAGCGTGGCTAAGGCGTCCGCTACCCTCTCCGACAGAGGTTACGCGGCTATGCCTCTTATGCTGGACTGGGGTCCCGACAGTACGGTCTTTACCGTGACAAGCGGCGACTTCCAGAAGAACAGCCTCAAGATTTTCGGTCATGCGTACACCGACGACGCTTTGCTGCCTCTGCGCGAGCTCTTCCAGTATACGCAGACCCTCTACGCCTATCGCCTGAACGGTGGAGGTGCTAAGGCTGCCTGCGCTTACTGCACGGCGAAGTATTCCGGCATTGCCGGCAACAAGCTCTATGTGGTTATCGCAGCGAACGCTGATAACGCTGACCTCTTTGACGTCAGCCTCTACTACGATACGACTCTCCTCGATACGCAGACCGTGGCTGCGGCTACCGCGCTCAAGGATAACGACTTCGTAACGTGGAAGACTACCGCGTCTCTCGCCGCGACTGCAAAGACCCCGCTCACCGGCGGCACGAACGGCACGGCAAACGCGGCGGCTCATCAGGCGGCGCTCGATAAGTTTGAAAGCTACAGCTTCAATACTCTCGGCTGCCCGTCCGATGACTCGACCACTATCAAGCTGTATATCAACTACACAAAGCGTCTCCGTGACGAGGTCGGCGCGAAGTTCCAGACCGTTATCTTTAACCTCGATTCCAACGAGAAGCTCGCAGACTATGAGGGCGTTATCGAAATCGGCAGCAAGGTGACGGACTACGATTCCGGCATTTCCGGTCTTGGCCAGTACGGTCTTGTGTATTGGATGACCGGCGCGTCTGCGGGCTGCGCCGTGAACAAGTCCAACACGAACAAGAAGTATGACGGCGAGCTCACCGTCGACGTAGACAGAACGCAGGCCGAGCTCGAGGCAGCAATCAAGGCCGGTCGCTTGATGTTCCACAATGTCAACGGCGACGTTCGCATTCTCGAGGACATCGATTCCCTGATTACTGTCTCCGACACGAAGGGCGACGTCTTCAAGTCGAATCAGACTATCCGCGTCTGCGACCAGATTGCGAACGATACGGCCGTCCTCTTCAACACGCGCTACCTCGGCACTGTGCCGAACGATGCAGCGGGCAGAATCGCTCTCTGGAACGATATTTGCAAGCTCCATCAGGACCTCGAGTCTATTCGCGCTATTGAGGACTTCGACCCCGACAGCGTAACCGTGGAGCAGGGCGACACGAAGAAGGCTGTCCTTTGCACTGTGAAGGACCTGAACGTCGTGAACGCTATGGCGCAGCTCTATATGAGCGTTATCATCATGTAAGGAGGTTTGAATTATGGCTCAGCCTATTATGAACGCGCTTGACGCGATTGCGGGCTCTCAGGCTTCCGCATATATCACACTGGCCGACGGCAATAGATACTGCTTCATGCAGCTCTATTCCTTCGAGTCCAAAATGGACATCTCCGTAGCTGAGGTGCCTATCCTCGGCAAGTCCGGCAAGGGCAATAAGCCGACCGGCTGGTCTGGTACGTGGAGCGGCACCGCTCACTACAACCAGTCCGTTTTCCGCAAAATGCTCCTCGAGTATAAGCGTACCGGCTTTATGCCTACGTTCGATATTCAGGTCGCGAACGAAGACCCGACCGCTTCCGTTGGTCGTCAGACTATCATCTTGAAGAACTGCCTCACTAAGGGCGGCATTCTGGCGAAGTTTGACGCCGACGCCGAGACTCTCGACGAGGAACTTGAGGGCACCTTCGATGACTGGGAAATGCCCGAGACCTTTAGCTTGCTGAACGGCATGCAGTAAACCAACATAAAACAGGAGGTATTTTATTATGGCTAAGAATCTGACTGCGTTCCTTGCTCAGAACGCGAAGAAAATCGACAACGTTACCTTTATCGCTTCCGACCGCTTCGTTGACCCCGATACCGGCGAGGCTATGCCGTGGGAAATCTGCTGCATTACCGCAGCGGAGAACGCAGGCTTGAGAAAGGCCTGCATGCGTACCGTCCCGGTACCCGGTCGCAAGGGCCAGTTTACGCAGGACTTCGACGCGAACGCCTACCTCGCGAAGGTGGCTGTCCGCTGCACGGTGTTCCCGAATCTGAATGACGCTGAGCTCCAGCAGAGCTATGGCGTTATGGGCGCGGAGCAGCTTATCACCACTATGCTGACCCCCGCCGAGTTCGAGGACTACTCCACTAAGGTCCTGCAGGTCAATGGCTTCCAGTCCGGCGACGAAATGGTGGAAGAAGCAAAAAACTAATACTCGGAGACGACCCGGAGGCGAACTACGTCTATTACTGTCTCCACAAGTTCAAGTGGCCGCCGAATGTCTTCCTTGACATGGACCCTTATACGCAGGCGTTCATTATCGCCGCTATCGATATAAAGGTCGAGCAGGAGAAGAAAGAAGCGGCCAAAGCAAAACACGGGAAAAAGCACTGAGGTAAAGCTGGGTCAAGCCTCGGCGCCTATTCCCGGAAAGGAGGAGGCCTATGGCCCTTATCAAGTCGCAGCTCGTACTTACGGACGGCATGACCGGCCCGCTCAAGAGTATCAATAAGGCGATGAATATCGTACTTAATAGCTTTGAGGCTATGCAGGACGCGTCCGGACGGGCTATCGACACCGCCTCCATTCAAGAGGCCCGCGAAGAGCTCGCGAGAGCGAGCGCCGCGCTGGACCAGTTGGAAGACCATACGAATAAATCGACTGACGCCTTCAGCCGTCTCGCGAAAGCTATCGGGCTTGTAATGATTGCCCGCAAGGCGCTTGATACTATCAAGACCGGAATTGACTATGCCTCCGACCTTGCCGAAGTCCAAAACGTCGTCGACGTTACTTTCGGAAGCGCTACGGAGGCTATCAACTCGTGGTCTAAAGAGTGTCTTGCCGCCTACGGCATGAACGAAGTAAGCGCAAAGCGGTACGCCGGTACCCTCGGTGCCATGCTCAAGTCTTCCGGTCTTGCGGGCGACGCCATCGTAGATATGTCGAAAGATATGGTCGGCCTCGCCGGCGACATGGCGTCGTTCTACAACCTTGACCTTGAGACCGCCTTCGAGAAAATCCGTTCCGGTATCTCCGGCGAGACGGAGCCCTTGAAGCAACTCGGCATTAACATGTCAGTCGCTAACCTTGAGGCTTATGCACTCTCGCAGGGTATCACGACGGCCTACAACGAAATGTCTCAGGCCGAGCAGGTCATGCTTCGGTACAATTACCTTATGAGCACGACCGCCGACGCGCAAGGCGACTTTGCCCGCACGCAGGATAGCTACGCCAACCAGACCCGGCTTCTCTCCGAGAGCTGGCTCGAGTTTACCGGCATTATGGCTGAGCAGCTTCTGCCGGTCCTTACGACCATCGTCTCGTGGCTGAATAATATCGTCGCCTTCCTCACGGAGAATGCAGATATGGTCAGCGCGGTACTCGTTGGGCTGGCTACTACGGTCGGCATTCTCGCCGTTGCGTGGGTCGTCCATGCCGCTGCTCAGTGGCTGGCAGTCGCGGCAAATCAGGCCCTTATTGTTTCGCTCCTCTCGAATCCGATTCTCTGGATTGCCCTTATCATCGGCGTACTTGTTGCGGCGATGTATCGGTGGATTCAATCTATCGGCGGCGTTAAAAATGCGTGGGAGATTTGCAAGCTCGCGCTTATCGTGGGCTGGAACGCGGTCAAGCTCGCATTCTTTACCGGCGTCTACTGGGTCATTGACCTCGTAGACAAGCTCAAGCTCTGCTGGCAGAAAGCCGGCGTCGCAATCGCGAACTTCATGGGGGACATGAAGGTCTCTGTACTGACGATTCTCCAAAACATGATTAACGGCGCTATCGATATTATCAATAAGTTCATCGGGGTGCTGAATAAAATCCCCGGCGTGAGTATCGACGCCATTGAGCATGTGACCTTTGCAACGACTGCGGCCGCAGAAAACGAGGCTGCAAAGTCCGCTCGCGCGACAGACCTTGCCGCGTATGAGAGCGAGCTCGCGAGCGCGAAAGCCGGAAGAGACGCGCATATCGACTCTTTGAAAGCTGAGCTCAATTCTTCTGTCGACGCTTTGCAGGCCGCTTATGCACAGGCAAAGGCCGACGCCGTGGCTGACAGCTCCGCAGAGCAGACCGCTCTCGACAGTATCGGCGCGGACACCGCCGGCATTAACGACAGCGCGGGAAGCGCGGCCGCGTCCTTGAAGGAAACGACCGAGGACCTGAAGTATATGAGAGACCTTGCGGAGCAGGAAGCAATCAACCGCTTCACGACCGCTGAGGTCAAAATCGATATGACCGGCATGACTAACCGCATTGACTCCGATATGGACCTTGACGGCGTGCTGAATACTCTGACCGAGGGCTTCGCGGAAGCACTCGAGGTCGCTGCTGAGGGGGTGCATGAATAATGTATAGCTTTTACTTCGGGAGTCTGCTTTTACCGGTTACGCCGCAGAAGCTGACGACCAAAATCAAGGGGAACAACAAGACGCTTACCCTTGTCAATGAGGGCGATATAAACTTCCTGCGCTCTCCCGGCTTGACCGAAATCAGCTTTGACGTTGTTCTCCCTATGCTGGGGCAGTACTCTTTTGCGGGTACCTTCCGCAGACCTGACTACTACCTCGGTATTTTCGAGAACTACATGACAAGTAAGACTCCGTTCCGCTTCATCGTGAGTCGTGTGTCGCCCTCTGGGAGACTTTTGTTCGATACGAATATGAAAGTAAGCCTTGAGAGCTATAACATCACAGAGGACGCCACAAAAGGCCCTGACGTGACCGTTTCGGTTACGCTCAAGCAGTATATCGACTACGCGACGAAGACCGTCACGGTAACGAAACCGGCCGCGGCCGCGAACAAGCCGACTATTAAGGAGGAGAAGAAGCGCGAGACTTCGAGCAAGCCTAAGACGAAATCCTATACCGTAAAGAAGGGCGATTGCCTCTGGAACATCGCTAAGAAGTATTACGGCAACGGAGCGCAGTACACAAAAATCTATAACGCGAATAAGGGCAAGATAAAGAATCCTAACCTTATTTACCCGGGGCAGGTGTTGACGATTCCATGAGTAAAGTAGATTTAATCATTCAGAGCGGCAGCACGATTCTCTACCCCATTGTTGAGGAAGGTATCAGCCTTTCGTGGGACCGCAAGAGCTCTCCCGGAAAGCTCAAGTTTTCCGTGGTAAAGGATTCCGTCTTGTCTTTTCAGGAAGGAGATGCCGTAAAGCTGTCCGTCGATGGGACGGATATGTTTTACGGCTTTGTCTTTACAAAGAGTCGCTCGGGTCGTACGCCGAACGTTATCGAGGTTACCGCCTACGACCAGCTCCGCTACTTCAAGAACAAGGACACCTATGTCTACTCGAACAAGAAAGCGAGCGACGTTATCAAGATGATAGCTGAGGACTTCGGCCTCAGCGTGGGAACTCTTGAGGACACGGGGTACGTTATCGGCTCGAGGACCGAGGACAATACTACGCTCTTTGACATTGCCCAGAATGCGCTTGACGAGACGCTCCGGGCGAAAACTAAGCTCTATGTGCTCTACGATAAAGTCGGCAAGCTGACGCTGCAGGACATCGAGAGCATGAAGCTGAATCTGCTTATCGACGCCGACACTATCGGCGAGTACTCCTATTCGAGCACCATCGACAAGCAGACCTACAACCAAATCAAGATTACCTTTGAGAACAAGGATTCGGGCAAGCGTGAAATCTTCATTGCGAAGGACAGCTCGAATATCAACAAGTGGGGCCTTCTGCAATACACCGATACCGTCGAGCTCTCCGCAAGCGGCGCGGCAAAGGCAGAGGCTCTCCTAAAGCTCTACAACACAAAAACCCGCTCGCTCTCTATCTCCGACGCGCTCGGCGATACGAGAGTCCGGGCGGGCTCGTCCGTTATTGTTAAGCTGGGGCTCGGAGACATCAACGTCCAGAGCTACCTACTGGTCGAATCGGTGACGCATAAGTTCAAGCAAGAGCAGCACCTGATGGACCTGAAATTGCGAGGTGGTACATTTGTCACTTGATATGAACGGCTTTTTAGAAAACGTAAAACGCGCCGCGCTTGAGGCGGTCAATGCCGCAAAGCCTTTCGCCTTCGTTCTCGGCAAGGTGACGAGCGTATCGCCGCTCAAGGTGCAGGTCGACCAGAAACTCGAGCTCACTGCGGCGCAGCTTATCCTAACGAATGCGGTCCGGGACTATACCGTTTATATGACGGTAGACCATCAGACCGAAAATACCGCAGGTGGAAGCGGAGACGCTTCATTTGCGAGCCACAAGCATGCCTATAAGGGCAAGAAGGCCTTCAAGGTCCACCTCGGACTGAAAGCCGGCGAGCAGGTGCTGCTTCTCCGTACCGACGGCGGGCAGAAGTTTATTATCATAGACAGAGTGGAGGCGCCTACATGATACCGAAAGTAGACAATGACCTCCTGACGCTTGAGGTCGAGACTCAACCGAGTCTTACTTACGCTCTGGATATTGAGCATGGGCGCATTCGCGGCATGGTAGACGAGCTCGAGTCACTGAGGCAGGCTATTTACCTGATTCTCAGCACGGAGCGATACGCCTATCTCATTTACTCGTGGAACTACGGCGTTGAGCTCGTCGAGCTTATCGGCCAGCCGAAAGAGTATGCGCTTCCAGAGATTAAGCGTTGCATTACAGAAGCCCTACTGCAGGACGACCGAATCACCGCAGTAGACGGCTTTGAGTTTGAGACCGGAAAAAAGACCGTGCACGTCACCTTTACCGTGCATAGCATTTTCGGCGATTTGGAGGTGGAAACCGATGTATGAGGATAAAACCTATGAGGCGATTCTTCAAGAGAAGCTCGCCCGCGTAGCGTCGAGCCTCGATAAGCGCGAGGGCTCGATTATTTTCGACGCTCTTGCGCCAAACTCCCTTGAGAGTGCCATGATTTACGTGGCTCTCGATACCGTACTCAACGAGACCTTTGCCGACACCGCGAGCAGAGACTACCTTATCATGCGCTGCGCGGAGCGTGGTATCACGCCTCTGCCTGCAACCTGCGCCGTGGGTATCGGCGAGTTCAGTATGGATATTCCTATCGGCACTCGCTTCTCCTGCGATAAATACAACTGGACCGTGACCGAGAAAACCGAGTCTCTCAAGTATTACCTTACCTGCGAGACCGCCGGTGCGGACCCGAACGGCTACACCGGTCAGCTTATCCCTATCGAGTATATCGAGGGGCTTGCGACCGCGGAGTTGACGAGTATCGTTATCAACGGCGAAGACGAAGAAGCAACCGAGACCCTGAGACTGCGCTACCTCAACAGCTTTGAGAATCAGTCCTACGGCTTCAACCGTGGGCAGTATATCGAAGTCACCGAGGCACTGCCGGGCGTCGGCGGGTGCAAGCCCTACCGTGCGTGGAAAGGTCCCGGAACGGTCAAGCTCGTTATTACGGGAAGCGACTACCAACCGCCTTCAGATACCCTTATCAATACCGTGCAGACGACCATCGACCCGACACAGAACAGCGGCGACGGTATCGGTCTTGCCCCTATTGACCATGAGGTTACGGTCGTCGGCGCAGCAGGTACTACGGTCAATATCTCTACGACCCTGACTTTCGCCTCCGGCTGGAACTTGACCGAGTGCCTCCCGTACATTCAGAGCGCTCTTGACGCCTACTATCTCGAGCTCAATTCGACGTGGAGTAAGGAGGCAGGGCTGATTGTCCGTGTATCGCAAATCGAGTCGAGACTCCTTGCGCTCGCCGGTATCGTCGATATTTCC